AATATGATACAAAAGAACAAGAAGAGGATTTAAATAAAATAATATTATTACATAAAAACTATTTAAATCAAATAATGAAAGATGAAAGACTATCATTAGATGAAAGAAAAGAACTTTATCAAGAAGAATTAGATACAATTAGAGATTATGAGAAACAGAAAAGAGATTTAAGAGTTCAATCAGTAGATGATACAGTATCTAAATTGACAAATGCTATAACAAAACAATTAGAAGAATTGGAAGAAGCAGATAAAAAGGCAATAGAAAGCAATATAGAAGCAGTAGAAAAGTGGAAAAAAACAAGAGTAAATGCTATAAATGAAGAATATAATGCAAGAATCGAAGCTATACAAAAAGAATTAGATTTATTAGATAAATCAGAAGAGGATAAGACAAGAGCAGAAGAGGATGCAGAATATGAAAGAAAGAAAAACAGACTTCAACAATTAATAGAATATGAACACGATGCAACAACAAAAGCAAATTATCAAAAGGAATTAGATAAACTAGTTGCAGAATATCAAAAGACATTAGATAAAAGAGCATTAGCAGATAAAAAAGAAGCATTAAACGCACAAAAAGATTTATTAAAAGACGAACAAGATGATAAAATTCAAAATATAGAAGATGAAGCAGAAAAAAGAAAAGAACAATATGAAAAACAGCTTGATGAATTAGAAGAATATTACGACAAACAAAAGGAATTAGCACAAGAAACAGCTGAAAAAATGTTATTAAATGTAGACCAAAATCAAAATAAAATATTAGAATTACTAAAATCATATGGCGATGCATATGAAATAACAGGTCAAAGTCTAGGCGAAAAACTTGCACAGGGAATTAATAATGGAATAGCTGATAAAATACAAAATGTTATTCAAAAGATACAAGATACAATTGATGCAGGAATAGAAAACAAAATAAAAGAATGGACATCTGGAATGTACAAATATGAAGCAGGAGCTAATAATCCTAAAACTCAAACAATTAATGTATATCAAACTAATAATATTGAACAAAATCCAGAAATGCCAAGTGAAACATATAGAAAATTAAGAAATATTGATGAACAATTGGCATCAAGTTTAGCAGGAATGTAGGTGATAAAATGCAAAAATTAGAAGTGATTAATTTAGCTTTAAATGAAAGTGTTATATTTGATAGTGTAGGAAATTCAGAAGAAGATATATTATTGTCGCATATAGAAGGGCTAGGACATCCACGGAGCCACTTCACAAAAAAGTCAAGGAGTAAATCAAGATGGTTGTAACAGCGAAGATAGCTTATTAGACCCACGTGTTATAAAATTAAATGTAACTATTAGAACTAAGAATAGATTAAAACTATATGAATTAAGACGAAAAATAATGAGAGTAATAAATCCTAAAACATATAATTCTAAAACTAACAAAAGAGGAGAATTACTAATTTATTATACGAATGACTATAAGAAATATAGAATATATGGAAAAGTAGAAGATAGTGCAGAATTTAATGATAGAAAAAATAATCATGATACTGCAACTATCTCTTTTTATTGTCAAGATCCATATTGGTTAGATGAGAAAGGACAAGATATTGATATAAAATCTGTTAAAGGTGGATTAGAATTTCCATTAAATCTTTCAACGCATTTTGCAATAGTTTCTTTTTATAAAGAAATAGAAAATCAAGGAGACGAAGAAGCACCAGTCAAAATTGAATATGTAGGACCTGCTACTAATCCGCGAGTGACAAATGAAACAACAGGAGAATATATACAAGTTAATATGGATATAGGAGAAAAAGAAAAATTAGTAATAGATACAAGAGAAGGAAAAGAAACAGTAAATCTAATAACACCAAACGAAACAAGAGACGTATATAATAAAATAGACTTAAATTCTACATTTTTTAAATTAATAGTTGGAAAGAACTTAATTAAGTATAGTTCAGATATAGAGGGAGCAAAAGATAAGGTAACAATTATAGACTATACTAATAAGTATGTAGGTGTATAAATGAATTGTATAGAAATAATAAATACAGATTTTGAATTGTTAGGAATTATTACTAATTTTGAAAGTTTAATTTGTGTGTGGAATTATTATGAATGTGGAACATTTGAATTGACTATTAATAAAAATAAGGCAAATACAAATAAGCTAAAAAAAGATAATATGTTGATAGTAAACAAAAGAGA